ATTTGCACCTCGTTAGCCGAAGCAATTTCTTGCTTGCTTAAAGACTGAATATTTGGAAGTCCTGCTACTGATGCTCCTGACATTTCAGTATCGTAAAAGAATTGCCAGTCAACATCTAAATTATTATATATCTTATTTCTACTGTAGAATTGTAAAACATTGGACTCATCAAAAAATGCATTCATTTGTATATCTCTGCATAAATCCTGTATTAATTGCCAGACAGTCTCTGTGTTTGTAGAATACCAATAATTGATTACTGGTATCGAGTCATCATTTTCTTCAACATTAAAATTATAGTTTGAAAAACCTATGCTGTCAAGAAGCCTTCTTAAAACTGCTGTTGCTGGATATGACTCACATAATATCTCTGGAGCAATAGTTTCCATTAAAAACTTAGCAGCATCCAAAGCCATTATATCTGCAGATCCATAGGTATCTACATCAAAATTTCTAATATAGAAATAGCCCTGATTTACCTTAACGCCTTCTACTTCAATGTATGGAGTTAGCTCAGCATTTTTATACAAATAAATTTTTGAGCTATCTATCTGATCATTTCTATTATATTCTACAACTTGTAAAAAGTCTTGGTTATATTTATTTATGTTTAGTGATAAATCGTTTGCTGTTACGTAACCTACAGGTAAAATTCTTGTATCGTCAGAAGAAGATTCCTTAGATATTTTCATTGATACTATATCTGAAGATATATCCTTATACCATCTTGCTGACATCTCTATAATTCCTATAACCTTACCAGTGTTACTGTTTGTTGCTTGCACCTGTATAGATGAAACATTTATAGGGTTTGCTGGAGAAGCTGGTTGTGTGGATGACCATGTTGATCCGTTATAATATAGTGTATGGACTCCATCCCAGTTACTTGAAGGTATTGATAGAGTAATTAAACTTCCGCCATTAACCTTTATTCCTGCAGATGCTGGTTTATCATGAAACTTTTCAAATCTAATAACTATCTTATTTGCTACAGCTGGCATTGTTGCTGAAGACAATGTAGCAGTTCCATTTTGATTCTCAGCCCATGCTCCTGTAGCTTGCGACTCAACTTCAAAGGTATACTGATCTACAATTTTTGTAATAGCTACATTTGATAAGTTGTATACAGAAATAGACATTCCTGTTATGCTTACTGTAGCTCCTAAAGGAAAGGCATGTGGAAATAAAGTTTTATAAACAATTGAGTTTCCATTAAAATATGCTTGTGTAACTTTTGCATTAGAGACTGAATAGTTTACAGTTAAGTCTGCATCTTTATTAATTGGTGTAACCCAATACTTATATTGATTTTCAACTCCTGGATAGTAAATTCTTGCTTTATCTACTGGGTAAGATAAAACTCTTGGCGAATCAAAGCTACCATCTGGAACTTCTGTTTTATCTTCAGTCCATATAAAATACTTAATGCCAGAATTTAGTGGTCTTACTGGTCTTGTAACAGAATCGACTGGAAATAACTTTCTGTATTTATTAAATGAGTCTACGACTGTTCCATCTGAGTTGGTGTGTGTTTTATAAAAAGACTCAAGAGACTCTGGATAAGATACAGAAATGCTATCGAGCATGTTGTTCATATTATACTCAATATAGCAACCTGCATTTATTTGCAAAGAGTATGATGTGTTTAGTTTTGTTTTTAACTCAGAAGATATATTCAATATACTACACCTCTTCCAAAGTCATGCTTACATTCCAGTAGGGCTGAATACCTCTCTTAGATACTGTAAAATTGCAAGAAGTAAACATTACAGTGTATGTATATTCATCTAAAAGTGCACTTGAAGAATCTTCGATATATGTTGCTGGAGCAAAAACTGTTGGGTTAATTCTAATTCTAAATGAGCCCTTTCCTTTTGTCTCATAAAAGTATTTTAGATCTTCAGCAGCCCAGGCTCCGTCTACCGTTTCATTTCTATATGAAGGAAGCATGTCCCACGATAAAGTAAATTGTTTTTTATCTGCTACAAAATACTTACGCATTGTTCCATTTGCCATTCTGTTTTGCTGCTCAATACGTATTGGAGAAATATTAAACTCTGAACGATTATGCTCAGAGACTCTTCTAAATCTAGTGTTATTTATATCTGAATAAGACAACTTATTTCTAGTCGCTACTGTTGAGCTGTATTTTTGGCCTGGAGCTGAAAGAGTTGTTCCTCCAAAAGAAAATGAGTTATTAGTAGTTCCAGTATCTATAGCTAGAGGGTCTGTTGACTCTATGTATAGTATAGATCCTTTTGGCAAAATTTGAAAACTCATTATCTAACTCTTCCTCCGTAATTGATTGATTCTCCAACCTTAATCATAGCATCTCTTTGTGTTTTACTTACCATATTGTAAACGCTTCTAGCTATCTCTTCTGCATTTTGTCCCTCAGCTGCATAGACCTTTATTTCTGGGCTATTTACAACATTAAATACTTGACCAAACGGTGATCCGCTTACAACTCCTCCACCTGCCATTTTTGGAATATCATATGATACTACTCCGCCTCCCGCATACTTATTTATTCTGTCTAGGGTTGGGTATCCTATCTTTGCTGCAGATGCAGCATTTATAACGAATTCTCCATTAGATAAATATGCTGGAATTGAATCAGATGTTCCAGTTCCTGGGCCAGATACCATACCACCCAATGCTGCTTTTGGAACTGGCTTACCCTTAAAGTATGAAACATTCTTTACGCCCTGGACTTCATTTGCTGAATATCCAGTGAACTTCCAACCAGCTGCTGTATATTTATTATATGCATTTTCATAATCATACGATGCAATCATGGACTGAATTGTCTTCTTGCCTGTAGAGTCAGTAAATTGCATATATGTGGTATCAAAACTAAATTTATTATTCTTATAGTCTCCAGCGGATGGCTTGAAGAATGGCAATCCTGTTTTACCTGAGAACTTTTCAACAGCTAATGCAAACTGTTTTACAGCGTTTAAGAAGTCTGAATTACCAGCTTGGCTTCCAAAATTATCTATAGCCTTTAGGAAAGACTTAATCAAAGGTGTAGCAATATCTTGAGGACCTTTGCCTGCTTTTCCTCTAAACTCATTAAATAGCCTAAAGTATTCGTCTCTAAGAGTTTTATTTGTGCTATTTTTCATTTCTTCTAAAATTGCCACAACTTGTTCTCTCACACTACTTGGAACATCTTTAATATCTTGACCTGAGTATGGAGCTATTAGTGCCTCTAATCTATCTCTTGCAGACTTCATTTCAGAAGAAGAAGTGTTATTTAAATCTGATTGAGTCTTAAGGTTATCAAGCCCCTTCTTTCTTCTTTCTTCCAGCTCTGCTAATCTTTCTTGCTCATCTCTTTGCTTCTTTAGATCTGCTGCAGCCTTCTTTTCAATTGCAGCAATAGCATCTTCTTCTTGCTTTTGCTTGACAAGTCTTTGAATTTCTAACTGTGCACTGGCTGCTGATTCCATATCTCCAGCCATCAAAGCTTGCTGATACTTTAACTGCTGTTGCTGAATATCGGTAGCAATATTTCTAGCATCTTGCTCTGCACGAATAGCCTTAATTCTTTCATCGGCTTCTTCTTGAATTTTTTCAATAACCTTATCGATAGCCTTAATTTTATTCTTGTAGTAATCTTCATCAAGTTTTTTAGCTGCTTTAATTTTATTATTAAAGCCAAGCTGTGCCTTGTCAGCTTTATCAATTGCCGTTGCAAGTCCAGACAGTGGGTTTACTTTTGAGTCTGTACTTTCAGTTATAGTATTAATTCCAGACTGTATAGTTGATAAATTCTTTGCCATTGTTACTGCAGCCTGAGCACCTATTGATGCTAGGTCAACTATGTTAGATAGTCCTGACTGATATAATAAAATTTTAGCAGTTACGCTTTCAAGGCTTTCTGCTGAATTTAAAATTGTTGCATATGTTAAACTTTGTTCTTTTAGGCCTTTTATTACATCAGCACTTAGCTTAGCATCTGAATTCTTAATCTTGCTAATCTCATCCATTACCTTTTTTGTAGCTTCTGATTCATCTAGGATGTTCTTTGTTGCATCTTTTGTGCCAATTAATGAATCCCTATAGGCAATCACAGAAGAAACAAGAGTATCTAATCCTTGAGTAAATTCTTCTGCATTGAATAATGAGCTTCCTGAAGCTTTAATTAAAGTATTAAATAATGACTCTAACGCAGATGCTTGGTCTTTTATATTTCTAAACTGTGAAGATGTTACTGCAGAAAATGCTTGTGATGCTTTATCTGAAGCCTTTATGATTGCAAAAATTTGATTTGATGCCTGCTCTGCACTCATTCCCATAGCTACAAACTGAGCTTTAATTTGCGAAGCATAGTTTACAACCTTAGAAGGGTCTATGCTATTAAATGCATCTACATACTCCTTCTGGTTCGCTCTTGCATTCTTAATAGCTTCATTTAGCTGCTTAATTGAAAGGGTGACTCCAGTAGGTCCAGCTTGTGTATATGAATCTGCAATAGATTTTGCCTTAACCCTATTAAGCTCCATCTGATCATTAATTTCTTTAAGTCTATCCGCCACAGTCTTATAATTCTTTATACCCACTGAAGCAAAAGATTCAGATGTTCCTCCAAGAGCAAGTCTATTTGCTTTACCAGCCTCTTCTGCATTCTTTTTCAAGTTTAATAAGACTGCTGCCATTGCTGTTACTCCAGCGATTGTTAGTCCTATAGGGCCTGTTAGGAATACAAGTGCTGCTCTTAGTAAACCAACTGATTTTGTAACTAAATTAAATGCGCCAACTGCTAATGATTTGAATGAAGTTATTCCTGATGTAACTTTCTTCAGCATTCCAGCAAATGGTGCTAACTGCATGGCGAGACCGCCCATCATTATTGCATTTCCAGCTTGGCCTCCAACCATCTGTCCAGCCATTTGCAAGCCGAAGCCTGCCATCATAGGACCGCCCATTTCCTTAAACTGACTTGAAGCTGGAGCATGGTCTCCAGACCAAGTTGCTGGTGCCCCCATAGTTGGCATTCCTAAATTAACAACTCTTCCGCCATTACTATATCTAGGAACCATACCTCCTGTATTTAATCCTATTATTCCACCACGGTTTCTTCTAGGGTAGAATCCTCTATAGGCACCTGGAGTAAATGTTCCTCTAGGTAGGGCTGGAGCTCTCTTAACCTGCTCTGGCTCTTGTGCAATGCTTGTTCTAACTCCTGGGAATACAGATGCAACTGAATCTGAAACTTGAGGCATTTTTCTTTTAGCAATAATTGATGCAAGAAGTGTGCTTACTCTACTTGTTGTCTTAGGGAAGAATCTATCGCTGGTGCCTCTTCTTTCATTGTAAACTCTAATCTCTCCTGGTCTTTTTAGTCTATCTAGAGCTTGAATAATTTTAGGATTTCTTGAACTTAATACTTCATCTGTTATTGCATCTCCTATAACAGATGCTCCTACTTGCTTTGGAGAATTTGGCTTATCTGCTAAAAACTCGACTCCAGACTCAGACAATGTGAGTAGTCTACGAACAATTGATCGATCTAAAGCTTGAGCAAAAGCCGACCTTTCTTTTGCAGGTATACCAAGATCAGACATTAATCCTTCATAAGCAATAAGTGGATTATGTACAACCATCCCCTTGGCAAACTTTGGATCAAGAACTGGTCTTCCACTTAAATAATCAATTGCTTTATTTATATTTAGATTACCATTATTGGTTCCCTGATTAAAGAATGCATCGTAAGCTGCAATCATTGAACTATTAACTCTAGTAGACTTTTGTGAAACCTGATCAAAACTTAAACCAAACTGTCTCATAAGTCTTGCTTTTTGATCAGCAGTTAATGTGTCTCCAGTTATTGCGTCTGTAAGGTGAGCTAACTGTCTTCCACTATATCTATTTCTTATATCATCAGATGACCCCTGTATTGCATCATCTGAACCCATGTTGAATCCTGGGCCAGCTGACCCGTTACCGTTTATGGCCTGCAATAATGGAAGATTAGCTGCTGTTGCTTCTCTGTTAACAACAAACTCCCCTGGTGTAAGCATTGCTGGTACGACATCAGCATTTACATTAGGGCCTGGGACTATGGTTCCAGGTGATACGTATACCTGTCCTCCAGTATTATACTTTGGAAGATTTGTTGTTTCAATGCTGTATGGGGCACCCATTGTTCTTGTGCGTGTGGCTCTACCAAGAGCCTGCATGATGTCACGCATTCTTCCTTTTCTAAACAATGCTCTCATATTTGACTTGCCCGTTGGATCAACAACTGGTTGATCAATTAGAGGAACTCTTGTTAAATCTAAAGTTCTTCCTGTTGTTGTTGCGTAAGATGTCATTGCTGAGCCCAAGTCTGCCTCAAGCTGTGCATTTAATGCAATAATTTTTGCTTTTGCTTGATCTACGGTAAGCTTGCCTGCTCTTAGCTCTGCTACTACTGCAGCAGATTGTGCTGCAACATTTTGAGTAATCTGTGTTGTTATAGGAAGAATGTCATCAAATGTCTGAATAAAGTCTGAGCTTACAGCTCCACCCATTCTAATAGTTTTCTTTAAATCCTCAATTTCTTTTTGAGACTGCATTCCAAGTGTCGCCATTAAAGCTTGATATCTTGATGCTTCTGAAGCAACTACTCCTGTTGAAACCCCACCTACAGAAGTCACTCCTTCGTAGTCTGGCAGTCTTTCGGTCATCATTATCTGTGGAGTTCTTCCAATTTTTTGATTAACTCCACTTGATCCAGGAACTAGACCAAATATGGTTGCTGGATTATTTGGATCTCTTGGATTTAAATGTGAGCTTGCCATTCCACCAACCAATGGGTGGTTAGGGTTGACTGGCCTGTAACCTGGAGCACCTGGCTGTAAAACATTTCCTGCTGCTGTTGTTATGGCTGGGCCTACTGAGATTTTTCCAGAAGCTAGTCTAGCTGCTAGTGCGTCGTACTCCATAGAAAGGTCTGCAAGAGCTTTCTTTAAGATTGTTGCAGCTTGAGCATCGCTATAGAATGTCTGTTCTGCTAAAGATCCTGCTTGTTCAGCAGCTAGGATTTCTGGAGTTAATAATCTCCAACCTTCTCCGCCCTTAAAGAATGCCTTAAAGTGGAAAATACCTTTTGCTATGTATCCAAAGAAGTTTGCTAGCAGACCAGTAAGCATGATAACAGGTCCAACCATTGCTGTGAATGCGGTACCAAATGCTAATAGCTTCTTTAGTGGTTCTGGTAGCTTTTTACCAAAGTCAATAATGCTATCAAGTACACCAATTATTGTTGTACCAATATTAAGGAACTGCTCTCCGACTCCAGCCATGTCTGCCTTTAAAGACTCTACAGCTCTCTTATACTTTCCAGCTGCTGATTCTGTAACCATAGCTAACTCTCGGCTAGCAACATTTTCTAAATCACCAGCGCTTGCTTTCATTAGATCTAGAACTTGTAGTGTCTGGCTACCCTGTCTACCTAGATTCTCAAATAAAGCATTAAGTCTTGAAAACTGAAACTTTCCGAATAACTGTTCAATTGCTTGTTGTTTTTGTAAAGGATCTAATTTATCAAGTGCTGACTGAAGAGTCATAAGGGTTTGAGTTACATTACCTGCATTATCATTTACAATTCCAAGTAGGTCAATTCCGAAACCCTGAAACTTAGCAACAGCAACATCTGTTGGGTTAATCAAAGATGCAAGTGCAGATTTTAATGCATTTGCACCTTCTGATGCAGATACTCCACCCTCACGCATAGCTGTTAGATAGAGTGCTAAGTCTTGTACGCTACCGCCTAGTCCCTTGATAACTGGTCCAGCTTTAGGAATGGCTTCTACCAAGTCGTTAAGAGTAGTAGATGTTTGGTTTTCTACAGCGTTAAGAAAGTTAATTGATTCTGAAAGCTCTTCTGTATTTGATTTAAAAGCAGACTGTATGGCGAGTGTCGCCTTCATTGCTTCTTGTCTATCTACTTCACCAAGAACCGCAAGTCTTGTTGTTTCTGAAACAGAAGACAATAATTCATTTCCAGTTTTTCCAGTTGCTGCTATATCTGCAGCTAGGGCTATTGTCTCTTGGAAATTAACACCCATTGTTGAAGCTAAGTCTTTTGCGGTCTTAGATACTTCATTTCTAATTTTAGATAAATCTGCAGAAGTTGCTCCTGCTATGTCTCCATAAACCTTAGTAAGTCTAGTTAACTCTTGATCCGCACTTCTAAATGCATCTGCTGCTGCTTTACCAAATGCAGCTAGTGGAAGCGTAAGACCAACTGTAAGCTGACGACCAGCCCACTGAGTATTTTTACCCCAGTTGATAAGCTGAACAGCACCATCCTGAACAACCTTATTCATAATCTTTAGCTCTTGGGTTGTTATTGCTGTTTTGTTTTTAATTACATCTAATCCTCTAGGGACATGTACGTTAAATTGCATTAATCCTTGAGCATTACGACCCAAAGGTTGAAGTATTGCATTTTGTAATTGAACTTGCTGTTTAGCAAGATCTCTAATTAATCCGCCAGATGTTCTTGTATGCTCTTGCCAATTTCTATAATAATCTTTTAGCTTTAATCTTCCAGAATCTAAGCTTCTGCCGAACTTATCAACGTCTGAAGAAAGAGAAACATAGTGTGAAGAAAATTGTCCAGTACTTCTTACTGTGTTGGCAAAGCCTCTATTTATAGAATCTATTTGACTTGCAATTGCTTTGTTGGTTGCTCCAACAGTTTGCTGTAGGGACGACAGAGAGGCTGTTACCCTACCAAGATCCTTTATAAGATCGGAAAAGTCAGCCCTTGCCGTAATATTAGTGATAATATTTTCTTCAGCCACTAATTACTCCTACTGTACCCCAAGCCCATTCCAATTCCAAAACCAGCTTCTCTAGCAAAATCACCTTGTAGTGAAACTACGTCATCACCACTTGCTTTTATTCCTAAAGCCTTTCTTTTGACATCTTCAAAAGTTGGAGCATCTTCATTTTTTTCTTCATCTAAGCTTATGCCTTGAAGAGAAGCTAAGAATCTTCTTTTCTCTTCTTCAGTCTTTTGCATAGCTTTGACTGTTTGTATTAACTCTGGCATTGAGAGATTATCTTCTAGTTCTTCGTAATTCTTCCAGTGTCCTAAAAGAAAAATCTCTCCTTCTAATGCGGCAAGGTCTAGTTCTGACCAGCCAGAACCGCCGCCGCTAGAAGGTTTGGGTCGTCCATCTTAATTCCTCCGCAAACTTCAAGAATGCGATTGATAGTAGGTACGTCTAAAATATCTTCTAGTAACTCAATTGTTACATCTTCTAATTGCTTTTCTAGTGCAATAGCGCATGCCTCTAATAGTGTATTGAGGCTTTCATCTTCCGTGCTTGTATCCTGAAGCTTGTTTACAACAATCATAAACTTTCTTAATTGCTTGATTGTTAAAGGCTTGAGTGTTACTCTTACGCCATTCTGTAATACAATTTCTTCTGTATCATATACTGTAGTTGCCAATTTATCCTCCTTTGGCTGTCTCAATTATTATAACATAATGATTATACCGTTACAAGTATAAAGCCCCCATTTCTGGGGGCTTTATATTAATAATTAAAATTAATTATTATGCTGGTGTCCAAGCACGGTCAATAATCTTACCGTATTCTGAACCTGCGTGAGTTGACTCACCAGATGGTAGAAGACGGAATGTTACTGGGAATGTAGTTGGATTTGTACGAGCCAAAGAGAACTGTGACTGCTGTACTGACAATACTCGACGTGCATAGTATACACGCTCTGTATTTGGACCTACAACTGTTGGAGCCTGTCCAATAGCAATAAGCTGACGCTCAGTTGGAGCTGCACCAAGTGCACCTGCCTCAAGACCAAGAACATCGTTTCCATCTACCTCATTTAGAGTTTCCTTACCCTGACCGAATACAACGAGAATATTCTCAAGAGTACCTTCGGACATTTCTGTTGCAATCATAACTTCCATCGCTGACTTGAAGAGCTTTGCTGTATCAAGAAGCTGATCTACTGTTACTGAATCGTATGTTGGGTTATAAGTGATCTGAAGACCGTTATTTGTATAACCAACGTTACGGTATGCTGCACCCTTTGTTACTGGTGTGCCACCAGTTGAAGCTGTGTCTGTATCAACTGCGTTTAGTGTCTCGATGTAAGACTTTGCAGTATCAAATGCTGGGACATAAGTATTCTTATCTGCAGTAAATGCATTAAGAACACCAGCCTCCATGCTGTCATCGTAGCCTGTAACTGTAGAGTCATCTACAGAAAGGAACAATGGTGAAGCACCTACGAGAATGTTTTTAGCATTACCTGTATTTTGTGCCATGAAGTTAACCTCCTATTTCATGAAATAATTTATATATATAAATGGCTGGCTAGGCCCTTTCCTCTATAGACAATTTTACAATATTTAGTTGTCTAAAGCAATTTAAGCAAATCTGCCGTTACGGTCCGTAATCCTAGAGTATTTAACCTCCAGTATTACATCTCCCGCCAAAAAGCCTTGTAGCTCCTCTGAGGGGGATGTGGGAGATATGTCAGCAACAAAAATACTGTGGAATTTAACCTTATCTGAGACATCCTCCCAATAATTTAAATCCCTAGCTGACTCATCCATTCTCCTGAACTGATCCAGCATGTAATTTCTAATTCTATTTATCTCAGCAAAATCTGTTGAATATATTGTGAATAAAAGCTGCTCGCAGCATATTAGCCAGTTTTGCTCATACGACAAACCAATCTTGTCATAAACAATATGAGTTTTACCACTTAAAAACTGATTCATTTCTGCTAATTGTTGTACTGGGATAATAGGATTAATATACTCTCCTAAATTATCGCTGTAGTAATCATCTCTATCTATTAGGTTATTATCCTGTAGACCCTGCCACAAAAATTTTCTTACCTCGTACATTGCATCTATATTGTAGTCTGGACTCATGATACACCCCCAAATGCGTAATCAACAGCAAAGTCAGCCTGGCTCTTAATTATATTAGGGCTAAACTTGTATTTAACTGTTTTAATATCTGAAGGAACAGACATTGCTTTCTTTAAAGACATATTAAATAATCTTTGAAAACCTGAATTCTTAATTGCTAAATTTACCATGTTGCTCTTAAAATATTGACTAGTCGCTAAGAAGAACTGATTCTTTGCACCAGATCCGCCTGGCCTATTAACTTTTACTGAAGCTCCCTTTGGCATATATACAACATCTCCATCTACCTCAAAAACTAATCGCTCTGAATACTTTGGAGAAATAGTGACTGGATTTCCAGCTTCCATAACGGATGCCTTATTCACAAAAACATGCCTATGCTTGCCTTTTCCAGTTGGCACAAAAGAAGTTGATGGCATTAAATCTGTAGATATCCTAAAAGATATTCCTGGTCCTTCAAGTTGCTTTAACTTAAAAAGTCTTGCATCTTCTTTTCCAATTTTTTGCCACTCGTAAACATGGTGTAATGACTTTGGTGATGTTCTTGCTTTAGCATCAATGTATTCTCCAAACTCTTTTTCAATTTGATTAAATATAACTGTGCTAAACTGCCTTTTAAAAGCTTTGCTGTCCTCTAGTTTTTCTAAAACTTTTGCTTGATAATATACTGCTGCAGATATCTGTGCAACAATTGACTGCTTGACATGACTATGCTGTGGTGCTTGCATTAATGGCTCAAGCCCACTTGCTATATTTACAAATAAAAAATTAGATGCCAATTTGTTGATTCTCCGACCTCTTCATAGAAGAATTATATCCTACCACTCTTCCAAATGGATCAGTAATTGGCGTTGTTCCTACAATTTCAAAAACAGTTGGTGTGTCGCTTGGAAAATTAATTTCAGTCCAGATGTTGATACCTTCTCTGTTTCTGATATTAGTAACTTTTTCTCTTGCTGTAACTCTGCCAGATGTTCTAACCTGGATTACCTGTTCATTGGAATATTTGTTATCAAACGTTTGCCTATCGCTTGATCTAGACGTTGCAGAATTACTAATAACACCTTTTGCATGGCAATCTACAGTTCTATCAAAAATCCATTCTTTTTTTAGTGCACCTGTATTAGGGTCTTGTGAGTCAACCTGTTTGTAAATATCCATCTTCATTGAAAGGACAGCATCAACTACAGATGACATTATATTATTTCAACCTTGTCCAAAATATAATCTGAAATTAGCTTATCTGCATAAGCGTTACCTGTGCCAGAGAATACTTCTGAGTTATACTCAAAATTCCAGTCGAATGTCTTTATGTTCTTGATATACTGGTTTTTCCATAAAGTATCTTTTGAGAAGAAATCTTTCATGAGCTCTATTGTCGCTAACTCTATCTCATCTGGAACTTTTTTCCAACCAAAATTTGCTTCAACATCATAATGCACGTTATTTCTGAAAACACCGTATGAGTCATGTATTGTTGGAGGAACCATTCCATTAGCAACATAAACAGTGTTGTCTAGCTGAGTAGCCTTATTCACCCTAAGAGCAAATCCTGTTTCTGAAATATCAACATCAAAACCAAAATTATTTACATTTGGTGTGACAGTATTATCAATCATCAATACGTCATTCATGTAGATTTTTCTTAATCTGAATATCTTTTCAGGAAGCGGAAGAGAGTCTGAACCATAACCGACTATTCTAAATTTTTCATTATACAAATAAAACTTTTGACCAGTGGCGTGTTCTATTTTCTTTCTTGCATATCTTTCCGCAGCAGCAAGCTCTTTATATGATTTATAATCTGGGTCAGAAGGATCTGAGCTAACCCCCAGCATCCTGCTTGCTTGATATATATCGGCATATGGAGTCACAATAAAAACATCATGACTATACTCTACTTCTTCGCCATCTATTTCATACTTCCATACAAGTCTTAGAGTAGCATTACCTGATGTGTAAAGTAAAGGCAAATAGACCGCATACAGACCTATATTTGTTTCATCTTTTTCTGCGTCTATGTCTAACAAGTAATAACTCTCTACAGGAGAATCACTAAATGGGTCTTCGGTTATGTCATATAAAGAAACAACAGGTAAACTGTCAGCATCTAAAACATCACCTTTCCAGAATACCTGATGGTAAACTGGCGAGTTTGTATTTCTTAATACCTCTGCCATTGTATAGGCTTAGCTATAAAACTCTCTAACTTCTGTTGGAGTTGCTAGTCTAAAGCCCTCCTCCTTATCAAAAATTTTTTGAGCATCTTCTTTTGTCATTGCTACAAAAGGATGTTCTCTTGTAAACGTCTTACCAAGTATATCGTATCTAAAGTTAGCTCTTGTCATTCTAACTAGTACTTGATCCTCAGAAATTTCTTTTGTAGAATCAAACTTAGGTAATACTTCTTGCTCTACTGGCACGGACTCTTCCTCAATCTTCTTAATTGTATCTTGATACAACGTCCAGGTAATTCCCTCTTCAGCTAACGCTGCAACTATGTCGGACTTAGTTTTTAGTCCCTCTGTCTCAACGCCGAATTCTTCGGCTACCGTTCTTAATTCAGATACTTTTAATGTCTCAAATGACATAAAATCTCCCATTCTACTTAAATAAATTATAGCATTACTCGATTAAAAGGAAAAGCCCCTAAAAATTAATTTAGGGGCTTTTCAGCAGTTTAATTCCTAAAAATTAGGAAGCAACCTTTACGTTCTTAACAACGACCCAAGCGTCTGCCTGCTCGATTTGAACACCAACACGAGTATACATTGTGTACTCGATTGAGTCCTTACGTGGCCAGAAGAAACGGTAGACTGTGACGTCACGCTTGATACCAATAACAACGTTATTTGGGAATGTCAAGTGAATATCACCGTGCTGACCTGTAGCGTTATCGTAGTCTCCGTCCTGTGCTTCTGGAAGAAGTGGAACTTCAACTACTGGAATGCCGAACGCAAATGGAGCGACATAACCTGCTGGGCCACCTAGTGGCTGTACGCCTGCACCACGGATTACGCTTGAAGCGATATCCTGTGGATTGTTTGAGCCGTAATCGCCAAGTACTGACGCTGAGTATAAGTAATCCTGGATCAAGTTTGAACCTGAAAGGAATCTTAAGTCTGAGCGACGCTGCTTGTACTTACGTGGAAGTGCCTTCAATGCGCTGTTAAATACAGCACGTGAAATTCCTGCACCCTCTGCGTCAACAACGTGTCCGTTAGCCTTTGAAAGCTTAACAGCACCATCGAATGACTTGTAAAGTGCATCTCCTGTTAGAGAGGTATCACCATTAAGGAGGACATCCTCAATATCGTTACCTGCCTGTGTTGCCATCATTCTGGCAATATGATCTTCTAGATCTGGACCTTCGATATTGTCTTCAAGAGATTCAGTCGAAAGTTCCCAATCTAGGCGAAGCTTCTTGGTTGTAAGAGAGATCTTAGAGAATGTAACTGCTGAGTTTGATGCAGTATTATCTGCCTCAGTAGCTAACTTCATAAGCTTCTCGCCAACACCAATGCGATCGATTTCAGTGGTATCCGCTTTCATGCGAACAGTACGAGCCACCTTACCGATTACGGTTGCGTCGAACATGTAGTCGAGGAATCGTGCAGACTGCTCAGGATTGAGAAGACCACCTTTACCCTCTGAGCCAACATGGATGCCAGATGTCTCACCAGCAGATCCAGTCATGTTCGCTGTTACGTTTGTACCAGCTGCAACTGCTTTTTCTAATGTTTCATTGCTCATTATATTTTCACCTACCTTTAGTTAAATAGT